AAACCGCGAGCAGTCATTTGTGTTTCTGTCGGAATCTCTGTCTGGCTCGGAAGTGACTGCCGTCAATGCCGCCGTGCAGGCGTTCCAGACGGCACTTGGCAGGAACGTCTGATGCGTGACGCCATCTTCCTCGCCGCTCTCGTCACCGCCGCGCTCGCCGCTGGCGTGATCGCGGCACGGGCTGGGCAGGCCGCGATTCGGTGGGCGATTGGGAAGGTGATCGTAAATACACTCGGGTGAGACTATGAGCAGCACACTTCGATTACTCGCCGACAGCCTCGCGGACGGCCTACAGTCCGTGACGTGGGGCATCACGTCCACGGTCGTGGAGCGTAAGAACTGGGCGAACGTGGACGTCGATGCAATGGCATCGCCTCGCGTGTTCGTCGTTCCCGGCAATGCTGACGTCACTCGCATCAGCCGGCAGGTGATGCAGGTGGACTACACGGTGTCTGTGTTCGTCGGGCGGCATGTGAGCACTGATGCAGAGGTTGATGGCATGCTCGACCTAGCAGACAGCGTCATGCTCCAGGTGCGTGCTCATTCGTTTGGCGCTGGCGTCACGTGGCCGGCTGGCGTCACGAGCCCGCAGACGGTCAGCATTGACCTGAATCCCGACGACGCACTGACTGAGCGGAACGTCTGGCGGGCTGTGATCACGGCGACGTACCGGGTGTTTGAAAGCAACACGCTGCCGACGCCTGCACCGTAGGAGGTGGCTATGCCGTCAATGCTTTCTGGCATGAGCCGGGCGTTTATCCGTCCCGGGATGGTCGGCGGCAATCGCCGCGAGATGTCTGCCGATACGCTTGGTCGGCTCAAACTGCGTGCCTCACTTCGAGGGAACTTCTTCGACAAGCCGAAGGTCGCCCGGATGATCGGTGCGATGAACGCCAAGGTGTTGTCCAACCTTGGGCTCAACATCAAGAACGCCGCGAAGGCTGGCATCGGTCGAGGGATGGGCAAGGTCAGCGGCGCAGCAAAGCGGCGTGCCGGAAGAGGCAAGCCAGTGGAGTTCGTCGGCGGACTGTACCTCGACATCACGGCGTACGGTTCTGGCACGCCTCGGCCTGCCGGCCAGCCGATTAAGTCGTGGGCACCTAAGAAGTGGTTCTACTATGACATCATTGATGTCTACGATCCGGCCCGAGGCACAGCCGTCATCGGCACCTACAAGACAAAGCCGTGGCTGGCACAGCTGCACCAGATGGGCGGCACGGTGAAGCAGACGGCGTGGCGTATCGGCGTCGGCGCGGCACGGAATGCGTACCTGCGGAAACAGGCGGGCAGGAGCGGCGCAGGTCGTGACGCCAGCGGTCGTTTCACCAAGGGGCAAAGCCTCGGGCCGCAGAAGAATCAGTACGAATACGGCGCTCTTCAGTGGGTTATCGATAAGGGCGGTTTCCGCTATAGCCGCAACTGGGACAAGACGACCATCACCCGAATGGCTCGCTATCCGGCTCGCCCGTACATGCAGGGCTCCAAGCGTGTAGACGAAGCCGTTCGCAAGGCCAACGAGAAATGGCGGAACATGCTGGCCAGAAACTAGCCACGGCATACCCGGTCTAGTTTCCGCCTGCCTGCCCATACCGTGAGCGAACCAGCCGCACCGCTGGCACTCGCACACGAGGACACGCATGTCTGGTTCTTCCGTTACTGTCACGCTCGGGAAAAATGTGGTCGTCCAAGGCGTTGCGAACGCGCGCTCTTGCACTGTCACCAACTCTGCGTCTGACGTCGATGTCACCAAGTTCGGCGACACTTCCCGCAAGTTCAGGAAGGCTCTCATTGAGCAGACGATTGAACTTGAGTGCGTAGACGCCCCGGGCGTCAGCCTCGGCGGAAGTTTCACGATCGCCGGAACAACTACCGGAAATGCCACCTACATCTGCACGAACATTTCGCAGAGTCAGCCGCTTGATGGAATTGTTACGTACACGGTTTCGGGCACTCGCACCACACCCGCATCAGCTTAAGGAGTAAACCTCATGGCTATCACTCTTGGTAAGGACGTTTCAGCAGAGCCGCCGTTCGGGGCTGGCGTCATCTCGGCCACGTACACCGAAGAAGCCGAGACAATTGACATTTCCAACAGGAGCAGCGTCGGCGCTGCCGTCGGGCCTGGCAAGAAGGTTGCCGCTGTCGGCTTCACCACCAAAACGTGGGAGATTGAGTGCCACGACGCAGCTGGTCTGATCGCGGCACTTGAGCAGAACGCGACGACCGGATGGTCGGTCATGTCTGTGTCAGAAAATATAGGAGTTGATGGGGCAGTGACCTTCAATGTGACGGCTAAGGAGTTCTAGTGGCGATCACGCTGGGGAAAGACTGCTCCATCATGCTCGATGGCGGGCAAATCTTCAGCGCTCGCAATGTGACGCTGACGGAATCCGCCCGCACGATCGACGTGAACGCCTACGGCAGTCGCTACGCAGCGGTCTACAGCACGGGCTACGAGTGCAGCGTGTCTGTCGAGTTGAACGACGCAGCAGACCTGGGCACGGCGTTCCAGAAAATGCACACGGGCGGGACGTTCACGGTGAACGGCGGCGCTGCCGGGTTTTCGTTTCTGGCGGTGATGACCGGGATTTCGGAGACAGACCCGATTGATGGCGTGGCGTCCTTTGTGCTCGAGGGTCGCATGACTGATCCGGCTCTTGTGAGGTAAGTGGGATGCGTGAGTTTAGGGATGACCAGGGCAGACCGTGGCAGGTGGCGTTGACCGTCGCCTCGGCACTTCGTGTCCGCGACAACGTCACGGTTGACGTCGTGGACGAAGAGAGCGGCGAGCGTAAGGCTGTGCCGTTCGACATGGTTGACGCTGCGAACATCTCGCAGACGTTCCAAGTGCTGCGAAGCCAGTACGCCAAGATTGGCGAGATCCTCTACGCACTGCTGACCAAGCAAGTGGAGACTAAGGGACTGACGAGGGAAGACTTCCTTGACGGTCTGCGGGGCGATTCGCTGGACGCTGCCACGAAGGCACTAGAGCAGGAGCTTGTCGATTTTTTCCCCCAGCGCCTCCGCAAGATGATCGCGCTTCTCGCTCAGAAAATGGACGAGGTCGCAAGCGAGATGTTGGGTCGAGCGGAGGCGGGGCTGGAGAAGGCGACGATCGAGAGCCTCGCCGGAGCATCTGGGATGCAGTCTGGGAAGCCGCTGGAATCCTCGGAGTCCATCCAGGCGAGTGGACCGTCCGACAACTCTTCGCCGCTCGTGACAGCCGCCTAGAGCACGATTGGTGGCACACGGCGAACCTTCTCGCACAGCAGGCAAACATCAACCGAGACAAGAACTCGCCGAAGGCAGACCCTCGCAAACTCAATCCGTACGCAAAGAAACCGAAACCGAGACAGGCGACGCCTGATGACCTAAAACGCCTATTCGGGCAAGACTGGCAGAAACACGTATGAGTGCAGGAGCAGTCAGAGCCGGCGGCGTGTTTGTCGAGATCGGCGCCGACCCGAGGAAGTTCTTCTCGGCGCTGACCAAGGTCAACAAAAGCCTCGGCAATATGGGCCGCTCGCTCGCGTCTGGCGGCGGCAAGCTTGCTGCTGCTGGCATCGGCATGGCGGCACCGATTGCCGCTGCCGTGCGTCAGGGTGCAGCGTTTGAGTCCACGCTGCTCAACATACGGGCGAGCACTGGTGCGACATCGGCGCAGATCGACCAGATCAAGGCGTCGTCTATGGCGATGTCGCAGGCTCTCGGCGTCGGGCCTACCGAGGCGGCTCAGGGCATGCTTGAACTGCTGAAGGCAGGCATGTCGCTTGATGCCGTGCTCGGTGGTGCTGGGCAGACGGCGTTGGAGTTTGCCAAGGTTGGCGAGATGGACGTTGCCCAGGCGGCTGTGGTGATGTCGGACGCCATGAACGTGTTCAAGGTGTCGTCCGACGTCGCCGCCAATGCGTTGTCCTCGGCTGCGGATGCGTCAAGCACGTCTATCGCTCAGATGTCGGAAGCGTTCTCAATGTCGTCTGCGGTCGCCGGCAAGGCAGGGCTCTCGATTCAGGATCTGTCGGCAACGCTGGCGATTCTCGCCAACAACGGCGTCAAGGGATCGGACGCCGGCACGAGCGTCAAGACGATGCTGATGC